GGAAAGGATAAAGGATGAGCAAGTCCGTAAGGCATCAGCTTCAATTAAACGCCAGTGGGCCGAAAGGTACAAAAAGGCAATCGAAGCGGCAGAAAAAATTGAAAAAAGAAGAACAGGAGCTAGAGAGTAAACAGGAGATTTTACCTGAACTTTCAGTGTCTACTGATCCATATCAAGGCCGAAACATTATTTTTAAACCTAATGATGGCCCACAGACAGATTTTTTAGCTTCATCTGAACGTGAAGTTTTATATGGCGGCTCAGCAGGTGGTGGGAAATCGTATGCCATGCTTGCAGATCCTTTAAGATACATAGCACATCCTCAATTTTCAGGATTGTTAGTACGTCACACAACAGAAGAATTACGTGAGTTAGTTTGGAAATCACAGGAATTGTATCCTAAAGTAATTCCTAATATCAAATGGTCTGAACGTAAAATGCAGTGGGTAGCTCCTTCAGGAGGTAGATTATGGTTTTCATACCTTGATAGAGAAGAAGATGTATTACGTTATCAAGGTTTAGCATTTACATGGATTGGATTTGATGAACTTACTCAATGGCCCACGCCTTTTTCGTGGAATTATTTACGTTCTCGTTTACGTACTGCTAGTGACGATCTTCCTATTTATATGAGGGCAACAACAAATCCAGGTGGTGCGGGACATCAATGGGTTAAAAAAATGTTTATAGACCCTTCTCCTTATAATCAGGCATTTTGGGCAACCGATATTGAAACAGGAAAGCGATTAGAGTATCCTAAAGATCATAGTAAAGAAGGAAAACCTCTATTTAAACGTAAGTTTATTCCTGCAAAGTTATTTGATAATCCGTATCTAGCTGAATCAGGTGAATATGAAACAATGTTGTTATCATTACCTGATCATCAAAGAAAACAATTATTAGAAGGAGATTGGGATGTTGCAGAAGGATCAGCTTTTCCAGAGTTTAATAGGGAAATTCATGTTGTCAAGCCTTTTGATATCCCAAACAGTTGGAAAAAATTCAGGGCTTGTGACTATGGCTATGGAAGCTACACTGGTGTATTGTGGTTTGCTGTTTCTCCTGATGAACAGTTAGTTATTTACAGAGAACTATATGTTAAAAAAGTTCTAGCAACGGATTTAGCTGACATGATTTTAGAGACTGAAAAAACTGATGGTAATATTGTTTACGGTGTGTTGGATAGTAGCCTTTGGCATAAGCGTGGCGATACTGGCCCATCTCTGGCTGAACAAATGATTATCAGAGGGTGTCGTTGGAGGCCATCAGATAGAAGTAAAGGAAGTAGAGTTGCAGGAAAAAATGAAATCCATAGAAGATTGCAAGTCGATGAGTTTACTGAAAAACCTCGTTTGGTCTTTTTCAATAACTGCACAAATACTATTTCTCAATTGCCCTCAATACCACTTGATAAAAAAAATCCAGAAGATGTAGATACTAATTCTGAAGATCACTTATACGATGCATTACGATACGGCATTATGACTAGACCTAGAAGTAATTTGTTTGATTATAATCCCTTAACATCAAACTCAGGCTTTCAAGTTGCAGATGAAAAATTTGGATATTAAATAACATGGTAGAAAATACAGATATACCTTTTGATACAGATAATATATCTTCATTAAAAGAAGACTCAGAAGAATACTCAAAAGACTTTGAAGAGAATAGTATTATCTCATTTATTATGAGTAAATTTAAACGTGCAGAAGACGCACGACAAAAGGATGAAACACGTTGGTTACGTGCCTATAGAAACTATCGTGGTTTGTATAGTTCAGAAGTACAGTTTACCGAAGCTGAAAAATCTAGAGTCTTTGTTAAAGTTACAAAAACAAAAACATTAGCAGCATATGGACAAATTATTGAAGTATTATTTGGAAGTTCTAAGTTTCCATTAAGTGTTGACCCAACTAAATTGCCAGAAGGAGTAGCTGAATCTGTACATATTAATTTAGATCCTAATGCTGAAAAAGGTATAAATGAATTAAAAGAAGCATTTGAACAAACGCCTAAAGAGCCTTTTATTTTAGGGCCAGATACTGAATTGCAAGCAGGCGAAACTTTAACAAAATTAGAAGAACGATTAGGGCCATTAAAAAAGAAATTAGATCCTGTTTCAGAAAAAATAATTGAAGGTACAGGATCAACACAGACTAGTGTAACTTTTCATCCAGCTACAATAGCAGCTAAAAAAATGGAAAAGAAAATACATGATCAGTTAGAAGAATCAGGCGCAAATAAACAATTAAGATCATTAGCATTTGAAATGGCTTTATTTGGTACAGGCATTATGAAAGGCCCATTTGCAGTAGATAAAGAATATCCTAATTGGGATGATAAAGGAGATTATGATCCAGTAATTAAAACTGTTCCTTCAACATCACATGTTTCAATTTGGAATTTCTATCCTGACCCTGATGCACATAGTATGGAAGAGGTTGAATTTGTTGTTGAACGACATAAAATGTCTAGAACACAATTGCGGTCATTAAAGTCTAGACCTTATTTTAGTGAAGAGTCTATTGAAAAAGCTATTGAAAGAGGAGAGACTTATACAAGAAAGTATTGGGAAGAAGACATGGAAGATGGGGGATACAATTATTCTCCATATCGTTATGAACTATTAGAGTTTTGGGGCTATGTCGATAGAGAAATTTTAGAAGACAATGGTATTGATATACCTATGGAGTTACAAGATTTAGATCAAATTAATATTAATGCATGGGTTTGTAATGATGTTGTTTTACGTTTAGTTATGAATCCATTTAAACCTATACGTATTCCTTACTACTCTGTTCCATATGAAATTAATCCGTATTCTTTCTTTGGTATTGGTATTGCTGAAAATATGGATGATACGCAAACATTAATGAATGGGTTTATGCGTATGGCAATAGATAATGCTGCTTTATCAGGTAATTTAATTATAGAAGTAGATGAGACAAATCTTGTACCAGGTCAAGACTTATCAGTTTATCCAGGCAAAGTGTTTAGACGACAAGGTGGCGCGCCTGGCCAAGCAATATTTGGTACAAAGTTTCCAAATGTAGCAGCTGAAAATATGCAGTTATTTGATAAGGCTAGAGTATTAGCAGATGAAAGTTCAGGCTTTCCTTCGTTTGCTCATGGTCAAACAGGTATACAAGGTGTAGGTAGAACTGCATCAGGTATTAGTATGTTAATGTCAGCAGCTAATGGATCAATTAGAAGTGTTGTTAAGAACGTAGATGATTATTTAATTGGGCCAATAGGCAGAGCATTTTTTAGTTTTAATATGCAGTTTGATTATGATGAAAATATAAAAGGAGATTTAGACGTTAAAGCTCAAGGTACAGAAAGTCTTATGGCTAATGAGGTACGTAGTCAAAGATTAATGCAATTCTTACAAGTTGCAAGTAATCCTGTATTAGCACCTTTTGCTAAGATGGATTATATTATTCGTGAGATTGCAAAAGCAATGGATTTAGATCCAGATAAAATTACAAATAACTTACAAGATGCTGCTATCCAAGCTGATATTCTTAAAAAGTTTCAACCACCACCGACACCACAAGGACAAGCTCCACAAACAGGTGGCCCACAAGATACAACAGGCGCAGGAGGTGGAAACGTAGGAACTGGTACAGCACCTACACCAGGTGAACAAGGATTTACAGGAAATGAAAATGCAGCAGAATCAGCAAGACAACGCGCAAGAGAAGAGACATAATTTAGGGCGACTTAAAAGTCTTGTTAATAATAAAGATATGTATGATTGTTTTTTATCTGAGTTAGATGTTCAAATAGAATCATATCAAAATTCTTTATTACAAGCTTCAGATGTGGTAACTGTGCATAGAATGCAAGGATCTATATTTGCTTTAAAAAAATTAAAGTTATTAAGGGATAAAGTTAATGGACAATAACTATAGAGTTGAACTAGTAAGTGATCTAGAAGATGCACCTAAATTTAACAAAGGGGGTATGCTTCAAGAAGGTGGGATGCAAGACGATGGTATGAATCGTGATCCTGTCAGTGGTAATGAAGTACCACCAGGTTCATTAGCTAAAGAAGTACGAGATGACATACCTGCACAATTAAGTGAAGGTGAATACGTTGTGCCAGCAGACGTTGTTCAGTATTATGGTTTAAAGTTTTTTGAAGATTTAAGAGATAAAGCTAAAATGGAATTATCTAGAATGGAAAGAGATGGACGTATTGGTGGTACGCCTATGTCTCCACAACCTGAAATGGATACAGGAGATTTTCCATTTTCCGCAGATGAGCTACAAACATTTAATGAAGGGGGTACACCTCGTGGATATCAACCAGGTGGAGGAGTTTCATTTGTAAGTACACCACAGATAACTACACAACAGAATCCATTAACTTATGTAGCTCCTGTTATGGCAACTCCTCAGATGGGGCAAACAAGTAATTTTGGAACAGGTGTAAGTGGTAATGTATATACATCAGGTGTTACAGTGCCTACAGGCATTAATGTACCATCAGCATCTGCAATTAAAACTGCTAGATATATTAATGATAAATGTAGTGAACTTACTTTATTAGAAGGTCAAGGCGCGCCAGCAGGTTATGTATTAACATCAAGTTCGCAAGGGATAGAGTATAGTAAAGTTTGTTTTCCTGAAAGATATCCAGATGAAATGAAAGAGGAAAGTGTTGAAGAAGAAACTCCAAGTGAACAAACAGACAACCTTGAAGCAACAAGTCAAACAGACGATAGGCCTGGATATGAAGATGAAGAAGAAAAAGCATTTCCAAATAAATCAACTGAAGTATTTTTTCAAGACAAAGATGGTAATAATCATGTAGCTACTGTTGGTGGAAGAGATGGTTATGCAGGTGATCAAACAGGGCCAGCTAATAAATGGACATATGATGATTATTCACAATATTTAACACAGTTAGAAGGTGATTCAATTACAGGTTTAAGTTCAGGTGATATTATGGGCAGTATTCCTATTGTTTCACAGTTTGTAAAAATGCGACACAAAGAAGTTTTAAAAACAGCTAAAGAATCACTAGCGAAAGGTCTTAATAACCAAGGACAGAATTTAAGTGTAAATGAAAGAATTGTATTAGAAAACATTTTATTACATAAAGAAATAGGTGGTTTATCTTCTTTCTTTAATAAAGCTAAAGATGAAGAAGTAGGCAATATTAATGATCTATTAGAATTAGACACAGAAATACAAACAGCAGATGGAACAACTTATGTTATTAAATACGATCCTTCTAATCCAAAAGCAGATAAACATGGTTATGTACGAATCGTAAATGGCAAACAAGTTGATAGTAGTAAATTAGAAAGTATACTTAGCAAACCACGAACTGTTTGGAATAACGGAGCAGAATTTAGTAGATATGCACAACGAGATTTCTTAGCTACAGGTGTAGGAAGAGTAACTGACCCAAGTGGCAATGAACATACAGTTATGTTAAGAGGTGATTATTATCAAGTTGGAGGTTTTTTAGTTCCTATAAAAGATATAATGGAAGAAATAGGCGATCCAGAATTAGCTTTAAAATTAGCAAATAATCCGTCATTACTATTAGGCTATCTACCTCCAGAACTTAGACGTTCTTCTAAACATGGAGAAGATGGAAGTCTTATAATAGATGATGGTAGTGGTTTTGGTATTAGGCCAGGTGTTGAGCAAGGTGGGTTCTTTAGAGATGATCCTTTTTCTGGTTCGTTTACACCAGACTTATTTGATCCTGCTTATGATGCTATTGAAAAAGACAATATTCCTCCAACTTCCATAGAAACATCAGATGTTGGACCAGGTTTTATTACTGGTAATACCTCTTCTCAAGTAGCAGGTGATCCTACATCAATTAGCCCAACATTAACTTCATCAATTGAGCAGACTAATGATTTATTTAAAGGTGTCGGAGAAGGTATAACAACCACAGGTTCTGGAGCAGATGTTACTACCCCATCAGGAGTAAGTGGAGATGACCCATATGAAGATACTACTCCGACTATTGATACATCAAGACATAATGAAGACGATGATTCGCCTGGCTATGAGGATGATAATGAAACCTTTGACGCAATGGGAGGTTTTGATGATGATGATGACGATGATGACGATAAATACGGTGGTACTAGTATTACAACAGCAGGATCGTATGGTGGATATTCAGGCGTACCAGGTGGACGAGCCACAGGCGGTGCAATTATGAGAAAAAATAAAAAACAAACTATTCAAATGGAAAGAGTAAAAGTATAAGACACCTTATAGCTACCCAACAGATTGGCCCTATTAGAAGGAGATAAATATGCCAGAATTAGAGAATGTAGAACAACCAAAAGTTGCAGGATATGTTGAAAGAAAACATACTAATAAAAATCAAAAACGAATAGAGCAAGAAGAAAAAGAACTTGCAGATTTAATGTCTAAACCAAATGAAGAAAAATCTTCTCAATCTGTAGATAAAAATCAAGAGACAGAGATAACTGAAGAAGAGCCTAAGACTAAAGAAGAACAAACTTTTAAAAAACGATATGGAGATTTGCGTAGGCACTTATCTCAAAAAGAAAAAGAATGGTCAGATAGGATAGGCAATTTAGAATCTCAATTAGAATCTGCTACTAAAAATGAATTAGTATTACCTAAATCAGACGCAGAAATAGATGCTTGGGCTAAAAGATATCCTGATGTAGCAAGTATTGTTGAAACAATTGCATCTAAAAAAGCAAAAGAAAATGCAGATCATTTAGATCAACGAATGCAAGAATTAGAAAAAGTTAAAGAAGATGCTGAATTAAAGAAAGCAGAAGCTGAACTTCTCAAGTATCATCCTGACTTTAATGAAATTAGAGAAACAGACGAATTTCACGAATGGGCAGATGGGCAACCTAAATGGGTGCAAGATGCCTTGTACGAAAATTATACAGATGCAAAAGCAGCATCTAGAGTAATTGATTTATATAAAACAGATACAAACAAATCAAAGCCTAATAATAGCGCAGCATTTGCAGTATCAAATAAAAGAGCGAGGACGACTCCACAAGCCGATGAAACTTCATCCTACCTTAGAGAGTCTCAAGTAAACAAAATGACAGATAGAGAATACTCTAAAGCAGCTCCTGAAATTATGGAAGCTATTAAATCTGGTAAGTTTGTTTACGATGTATCTGGTGCAGCACGTTAATTAACTATTGACATTACGCATCTTATGCATATAACTATAACATATCAAACATAGTAATAAGTTAGACTACCCAACTACTATAGACCCACTACTGTGTCACTCTATAAATTTGGCCCTCTCTTATCGGTTTGCTTTAATTAGCCTATGAAGGAGGATTAATCATGGCTTTTTCTACAGCTGCAGGTTATGGCAATTTACCTAATGGTAATTTTAGTCCAATAATCTACTCCAAACAGGTACAGCTTGCATTCCGTAAGTCAACTGTCATTGGAGACATAACTAACTCTGATTATTTCGGAGAGATTGCGAATCAGGGAGATACGGTTAAAATTATTAAAGAACCAGAAATCTCTGTTAGTGCATATGCTAGAGGCACTCAAGTCTCAGCACAAGACCTAGATGACGAGGACTTTACTCTTATCGTTGATAAAGCTAACTATTATGCTTTTAAAATGGACGATATAGAGGAAGCACACTCTCACGTTAACTTTATGCAGTTAGCTACAGATCGTGCAGCTCATCGTTTAGCTGATCAGTATGACCAAGAAGTACTTATGTACATGACTGGTAATACGCAAAATGCATTACATAGTAATGTTATTTCTGGAACTGCTAGTACAGATTCAGGAACTGTTGCTGTTTCAGCAGCAGGTACAGATGGTATCTTAACAGATATGGAATTAGACGCAAGCGACTTTAATAGTGGCTCTAGCGGTAATTCCATTGTTCTAGTACCACGTGCAGGTGGGGCGACAACACATAATACTACAACTGCTACAACTAACCCACTAACTCTTATTGCACGTATGTCACGTAAGTTAGATCAACAGAATGTTGATAGCACTAATCGTTGGATGGTAGTTGATCCAGTATTCATGGAACTTTTAAAAGATGAAGATTCTCGTCTTTTTAATGCCGACTTTGGTGGATCTGGACTTAGAAATGGGCTTGTAGCTGATAACCTACATGGTTTCAGAATTTACATGTCCAACAACTTGCCTATTAAAGGCAGTGGCCCAACAGGTACTACCTCTACTGGAAGTACTCACTTTGGCTACGTAGTAGCAGGACACTCATCTGCCATAGCTACAGCAGAACAGTTGAATAAAACTGAAACATATCGTGATCCTGACTCATTTGCAGACATAGTGCGTGGGATGCATTTGTATGGCCGCAAGATACTCAGACCAGAGGCTCTTGTGAATGCTATCTATGTATCTGGCATATAATAGGGAGGATTGAAATATGGCTTTAGGTGATAACACAACTTCTCCTGCAAGAGGAATGTCTGCTAGAGGTAGGCAACCTTATTTTATTCAGCATGAGCTAGATTTTGCACAGGCTGTTACTGATAAAGGTACTGCTCTTGCAGCTAATGATGTCATTCCAGGATTAACTATTCCTGCGAATACAGTTATACTTCATGCAGGTTTTGAGGTTACAGAAGCACATGCAGGTACTTCTACTGATACTGACTTTGACTTTGGCATAACAGGTGGAGATCTCGACAACTTTGTTGATGGTTTTGACTTTGATGGTGCAAGTGTAGGTGCTTATGCCCCTACTCCTGCAGCTTATGCTCCAGTTATTGTTGGTGGTACTTCAGATACTATTGATATTGAGATTCAAGCCATGACAGGTACAACTACAGGTGGAAAAATCCGTATGTTTGCTATCTGTATGGATATTGATGATGAAGGATCAAAATCAGCAGTTGATGTAGATCGAAATCAGATCTCATAATTGTTTACATGAGAAAAAAGGGGGCGAGGAAACTTGCCCTCTTTATAGCATAAAGGGATAGATATATGGGCGTTACAACGGCAATGTGTACATCTTTTAAGGGTGAACTCTTAGGTGGTACACACGATTTAGATACAAATACTATTAAACTTGCCTTGATTAAATCAGGAGAGTCAGGAACATATGGTGCAGCTACCACTAATTACTCAGATGTAACAGGTAACTCTGATGAAGCATCTGGTACAAACTATTCAGCAGGTGGTAATACATTGGGTAGTGCTGCGATTACTACTTCAGGAACAACGGCACTATTAGACTTTGCGGATACAACTTTTTCAAACGCTACTGTTTCAGCGGCAGGGGCAATTATTTATAACTCAAGTCAAAGTAATAAAGCTATAGCTATAATTAGTTTTGGTGGAACAGTTGCTTCAACAGCAGGTGATTTTACTGTATCATTTCCTGCAGCTGATGCAAGTAATGCTATTGTAAGGATAGCTTAGTATGGCTACATATGGTGCAAATGATGCACTATATGGTACAGGTACATTTGGTACAGCACGATATGGTAGAGTAACACCAATAATAGCTGTATCAGGTGTCGTAGGCACAGGTGCAATTGGCACAGTTACACCTAAAGCAAAAGTTTTATTAACAGTTACAGGTGTTGTAGGCACAAGTGCCATAGGCACGATAGAGGTTCAACCTACTGAAGCATTAGTAAGTGTATCTGCAACAGGTTCAGTAGGAATTGTTGAAGTACAGCTAGATACAACAGCTACAGGTGTTTCTTCAACAGGTTCAATAGGAACTACAGAACAACAACTAGATACTACACTTACAGGTGTATCAAGTACAGGTTCAATAGGAACTACAGAGCAACAATTAGATACTACAGTAACAGGTGTATCAGGTACAGGTGCTATAGGCACTACTGAACAACAGTTAGATACTACAGCTACAGGAGTTTCTTCTACAGGTTCTATAGGAACAACAGAGCAACAATTAGATACTACAGTAACAGGTGTAAGTTCTACTGGATCAATAGGCACTGTTGAGGTACAACTAGATACATCAATAAGTGGTGTAAGTGCAACAGGTTCTATAGGTTCTCCAGAACAACAGTTAGATACAACACTAACAGGAGTTTCTGCAACAGGTTCTATAGGAGATGTAGAAGAACAACCAACAGAAGATCTTGAGAGTGTTTCTGCTACAGGTTCTATAGGAACGGTTACACCTAAAGCAGAAGTATCATTAACAGCTACTGGTGTATCAGCTACAGGTTTAGTAGGAGATGTAGAAGAACAACCAACAGAAGATCTTGAGAGTGTTTTTGCAACAGGCTCTATAGGTACTCCTACAGTAACAGCATCTGCATCTGTGATGGGAGCTTTTAATCCAGACATAACATCACTTTTATTTTCTAAAGTGGCTCTTTTAACAGCTTCAGAAACATCAGCAGATACAAGAATAGCTGCAGTAGAAGGAGCATCTCTTGCTGAACAAAACTTAGCATCCTCTAGAGTAGTTGCACAAGTGTTAGATGCAACAGGATCAAGTGGTACAACAAATGAAACATTGGCTCTTACTGGCGATGATCAAGTAGGGGGAAGTATTCAAGGAGCAGTAGGAACAGGTCAAACAGGTGCATTATTAACAAGTGCTACAGTGTTTGATTTTGAAGCAGTAAAAGAGTTATATAGTAGAAGAAGAACTATTTTTATAGCGAGGGCTGCATAATGTCTACATCAGCCGAAAGAACAGTATTAGTTGCAAATGAAAATAGAGCAATTTTTATACCTAGAGGAACAACTGCATTTGATCGTACTGTTTTTGTAGATAAAATGAACAGATCAATTTTTATAGAAAGACAATCAACTTCTGCTGATAGAACAGTATACGCAAGTGAGGACTAAATATGAGTTTTAAATGGCCTAACAAAGATCCAGATGAAACACTAGATTATAGTGTAGATTGGTCAAGATTTTTAGGAACTGCTACAATAACTACAGTCGTTTGGGCAGTTAAATCAACAAGCTATACAACACAAACAACTTTAGCTTCAGGACAAACTTTAACAACAGCTTCTAGTTCAGCAGTAACAGACTCTATACAGAATGTTTCTCAAACAAATACCCCAAGTGGTGCAGCAACTGTAGCAACAATTAATATAGCAGGCGGTACAGCTAATGAAGTATACACATTTTTTTGTACAATGACAGATTCAACAGGTAGTACTGCACAAAGAAGTATTAAATTAAAAGTTAGGGAGAAGTAATGGCTTACGATTTTTTAGGCTTAACAAATGATGTTAATAGAAGACTAAATGAAGTAGAACTAACATCATCTAATTTTGCTTCTTCTATAGGTGCATACAGTGCTATAAAAGATAGTATTAATTCATCTATTAGATATATTAATCAGCACGAACAACAGTGGCCTTTTAATCACGTTGAACAAGAAGATACATTAACAGCAGGAGAAGTAAGATATGCATATCCTTCTGATGTTAAAACTGTTGATTTTAATAGCTTTCGCATAAAAAGAAATAGTACATTTGGTAATGAAACTAAAAAATTATCATTAATAGCTTACGAAGAATACTTGACAAAGTATGTAGATTATGAGTATAATACTGCAAACACAGGAATACGTACTGTTCCAACTTCAGTATTTAGATCTCCTAATCAAGAATACGGTGTTGTTCCTCCCCCAAATAAAGCTTATGAATTAGTGTACGAATACTATAGGCTTCCTGTTGACCTTGTGAATGCAACAGATGTGCCTGCGTTGCCCGAACAGTTTAGACATGTTGTTGTAGATGGAGCAATGTACTACGCTTATTTATTTAGAGGTAATACACAGGATGCAACTGTGTTACAATCTAAGTTTCAAGAAGGCATTAAGAATATGAGAAGCCTATATATAAATAGGTATAATTATTTACGTTCTACAATGATTCAACAAAGCGAAACATATTCTTCTGTTTTACGTGTGAACTAATATGGCTACATCTTGGAGTACATACCCTATTGAATTTAAGGGCGGTTTAATTACCAACATGAGTCCTTTGCAACAAGGTATAAACTCTCCTGGCTCAGCTAGAGTATTAAAAAACTTTGAGCCATCCGTAGAAGGTGGGTATAGAAGGATACTAGGTTTTACTAAATTTGATTCTAATATTGTACCTCCATATGGTAATCCAGTAGTTCATGGTGCATCTCAATCAGGTACAACATTAATTATAGCTGCTATTCATAAAACACCTGAAGTAGGTGATACATTTACAATAACAGGTGTAACAGGAACATACACAATTGCATCAGGTGGCGTATCTTATGATTCTACAAATAATAGAGCTACACTTACTCTCACAGGTTCTCTTGCTTCTAGCCCTGCTAATGGTGCATTAGTAACTTTTGCTACTACAACAACAAGTCATCTTATTAATGGTGTAACTAGTTGGGAAGATAAAGCAATAGTATCACGTAACAATGATCTATTTAAAACTACAGGATCAGGATACACCAAAATTAACAAACCTAGTTATGGTACAGTTTTAGTCAATGGGGGAAGTCAAAGTGGTGGAACATTAGCAGTAGATGGTTTAACTTCTGCTCCTCAAGTAGGTGATGTATTTACGATAGCAAGTGTAGATAAAGTATACACAGTTACAGCAGATGCTACAGTTAGTTCAGGTGGATCTACATTAAACATTAATCCTAACTTAGCTAGTTCACCTTCAGATGATGCTGTTATTACTTTTATAAGTACGCCTAGAGAAAATGCAACAAAAATAAGATTTGCTTCTTACAATTTTAATGGAACACTAAAGTTAG